GCCTCCGATGAGTGAGGGCCTGCCCTCGGCCCGTTGGTGCCCGATCTGCCAGGGCGTCAAGCCGCCGCACGAGCCGATCTGTATGGCGTGCGCGCTCACTCGCCGCGTCGATGAGTGACACGCTGCCCGGCCTCGGGCCGGTGCGCCGCCGCACGGGCCCCTCGGCCCGGGCGATCGGCGTCTCACTGACCGCCTGGCGCCGTGAGGGCCTCCTCGCGGGCGACGAGTGGGCGGCCGTCCGGTCGGCCCTGCGCGACGCGGCGGCCGCCGTCGACGCCTCCCGTGAGGCCATGCGCGCAGGCGAGGGCACCGCCTACACCTACGCGACGTGCGCGCGGGCCCTGTTCGAAATGCTGACGGCCGTTAGGCCGATCGTCGACGTCAAGGGTGAGGCCGATGAGTGGGACGCATTCGCCGCGAGTCTCGGCGCGGCCTCGGTACGCGACCCGGCTGGACCCTGACGCCCCGACCTACGGGCCCGCGATCGAGGCGACGGCCTCCCGTGTCCTCGGCCGCGAGCTGATGCCCTGGCAACGTGACCTCGTCGACGTCGTCGGCGCGACGACCGACGACGGCGCGGGCATGCGCTACCCCTACGTCGTCGTGCACGTTCCCCGGCGAGCAGGCAAGAGCCTGGCGACGTTCGCAACGCTCCTGCACCGGGTACTCGCGCACCCGGGCACCTGGTGCCACTACACGGCGCAGACACGCGAGGCCGCCGCGCGCACGTTCCGCCGCGAGTGGACTCCCCTGGTGACGTCGTCGCCCGCCTACCCGCGCGTCCTAAAACTACGGCGCAGCAACGGGTCCGAGGAGGTCATGGTCACCCGGGGCGGCGACGTCTCCTCGTCGGTCGCCCTGTTCGCGCCCGGGCCGCTCGCCCTCCACGGCCAGGACGCCGACGTGGCCGTCGTCGATGAGGCTTGGTCGTTCACTCTGGAACAGGGCACCGAGCTGGAAGCGGGCATTCAGCCTGCGCAGCTCACCCGCCCGAGGAGGCAGCTCCTCGTCGTGTCGGCGGGCGGCACGGCCTCCTCGTCATGGCTCGCCCGTTGGATCGACCTCGGCCGCGAGCAGGCCCCGGGCGTCGCTCTCATCGACTACGGGGCCGCCGACGACGACGACCCTGACGACCCGGCCGTCTGGGAACGTGTGCACCCGGCGATCGGGCACACGACGACAACCGACGCGATCCGGTCCCTACGCGCGACGATGCCCGACGACGAGTTCCGTCGAGCGATCCTCGGCCTATGGCTACCCGACCCGGACGCGGGCACCGTCCTCGACCTCGCCGCCTGGCACGCCTCGGTCGATGCGGCGGCCGTGCCCGGCGACCCGGCCACGTTCGGCCTCGCCGTGTCACCGGGAGGAGACGCGGCGATCGCGGCGGCCGGGCCGGACGGGCGGGGAGGGATCGTCGTCGAGGTAATCGCGGCCCGCCCCGGCTCCGAGTGGGTCGTCGACGCCTGGCGCGGGATCCGGTCCCGCACGCGGGGGCGCCTCCTCGTCGACTCGCTCTCACCCGCTGCCCCGGTCGTCGAGCGCCTCACCGCCGCCCGCCTCCCGGTCGAGACGCTCCCCACGGCCGGGTACGTCATGGGATGCCTAGCGTTCGCCGACGACGTCGCCGCCCGCCGCATCGTGCACCGGGGGCAGCCTGCCCTCGACGGCGCCCTCGGCCGCGTCCGTACCCGCAACGTCGGCGACCGCTGGGTATGGGCCCGCCGCGAGTCGCCGGGCGTCGAGCTCGTCGAGGCCGTCGCTAACGCGGCGATCGGTGCACGGCGGCCCCGCTCGGCGCCGACCGTCGCCGTCTGACGCCCCCGCGGCCGTAAATCTTCCTAGCCGGCCTAGGCAGTTTCGACGACTCGGGCCCCTCGCGGCCGTAAATCTTGCGGTCAGCGTGCTACGGTGGCGCGCGTGGGACTCCTGCGCGCGATGCGCCTCGGCCGTGCCTCGGCCGACCTCGGCGAGCAGTACCGCGCCATGAGCGTCTCCTCGCCGTGGGGCGGGTCCGAGGGCAACCTCTGGCCGATCGCGCTCCCGCCCGACCTCTACGGCGCCGAGTACCTCCCGATGAGTCGCGTCGAGGCCCTCGCCGTCGACGCCGTCTCGCGGGGCCGTGACCTCGTGTGCACGACGATCGCCCGCGCCCCACTCGTCGCCCTGACCGTCGACACGCCCCTCCCGGTCCAGCCCTCATGGCTCACCGCGACCGACACGACGACGCACCCGGGAAACCGCGTCCTCTGGACCGTGGATGACCTCATGTTCACCGGGTGGTCGCTCTGGGCCCGCGACAACGGCGCGGACGGGTTCCCTCTGCGCGTCGATCGCGTGCCCCGGGATCGGTGGTCGTTCGATGCGGTCGGCCGGGTCGAGGTCGACGGCGAGCTCGCCTCTGATCGTGAGGTCATCCTGATCCCGGGCCCCCACGAGGGCATCCTCGTGCGCAACGCTCAGACGATCCGGGCCGCCGCCCGCCTGGAACGCGCCGCCGCTGCCCGCGCCGCGAACCCGGTGCCCCTCGTCGAGCTGCATCAGACGGTAGACGTAGCGATCGACGACGAGGAGCGCGACGCCGTCCTACGCGGGTTCGGGCAGGCAGTGACGGCCGCGAACGGCGGGACCACGGGCGTCGCCTTCACGTCATACGGGATCGAGGCCCGCGCGATCGGCGGCAACACTGACGGCGCCGCGTCCCTCGTCGAGTCGCGCAACTACGCCGCCGTGACCGCTGCCCGCGTGATCGGCGTCCCCGCCGCGATGCTCGACGCCTCCTCGGCCGGGGCGTCCCTCACGTACGAAACGACGTCGGGCCGCCGCGCGCAGTTCGTCGACGAGGTTCGCGCCTACTCGGACGCGATCGAGTGGCGCCTCTCGCTCGACGACGTCGTCCCCCGGGGCACGCGGGTCGCGTTCGACGTCGAGGAGCTCACGACGCTCACGCCCGCCCCCACCGGCCCCGCTCGGGAGGATTGACGCATGACCGCTCTCACGATGTACGGCTCGCTCACGGCCGCCGACGACGACTCGCGCACCCTGACGTACCGCCTCCTGCCCTACGGCGAGCCCGGCCGCACGAATCGCGGGACCGTGACCGTCGAGGCCGGGACCGTCGAGGTTCCCGAGGATCCCGCCGCCGTCGTCCTCAACATCGAGCACGACCGGACCCGCCCCGCCGCCCGCGCAACCGCGATCGTCGAGGAGTCTGACGGCCTCGCCGCATCCTTCCGCGTCGGGGCGACCCCAGCGGGAGACGCCCTACTCGCCGAGGCCCGCGAGGGCCTGCGCACGGGCGTCTCGGTCGAGCTCGACGACGTCACGATCCGAGACGGCCGCCTCGTCGCGGGGCGTCTCACCGGGGCCGGGGCCGTCGTCGCTCCCGCGTTCCCCTCCGCGCTCCTCGTCGCCTCGGACACCGAGCCCGACGAGGCCGACGACGAGCAGACTGACGACGAGGGCACCGACGCCCCCGCCGTGACCGATCCGGGCGACGACCTCGACCCGGCCGACGATGAGGAACCCACCATGACCGACACGACCGCCGCCGCAGCGGCCCCGTCGTCGCTCGCCGCCTCGGCCGTGTCCTCGGCCCCGGCGACGCTCGACGACGTCATGCGCCGCCTCACGGCGGCCAACACTGACGCGCAGCGGGGCGACCGCCGCTCGCTCGACGCGGCCCTCTCCGACGTCGGCGCCTCGACCGTCGACCACATGCCCGCACAGTGGGTCGGCGAGCTCTGGCGCGCGGCCCCGGGCCGCCGCGTCGTGCCGCTCCTGTCCTCGGGCACCCTGACGGGCCTCTCGGTCACCGGGTGGCGCTGGGTCACGGATCCGACCGTGGCCGCCTGGACCGGCGACAAGACCGACGTGCCGAGCAACGCGGCCGCGACCGAGTCCGTGCAGGTCGACGCCTACCGCCTCGCGGGGGCGCACGACATCCCCATCGAACACCGGCATTTCGATACCGGGTTCATCCCGTCCTACTACGCGGCCATGACCGCGCAGTACGCGGTCAAGAGCGACGCCTACGCGGCCGCCGAGCTGCTCGCCGAGGCGACGACGATCCCCAACGTCGACGACCCGGTCGGCGCGATCATGGCGGCCGCGTTGGAGGTCGGCAAGTTCGGCAATCCGACGTACGCCCTCGTCGCCCCCGACGTGATCGCCTCGCTCGCGGGCGTCAAGGCTCAGGACGCGCCCGCGTTCCTCGACCTCTCGGTCACGTTCGATGGGACCGCGTCCGGGTCGGGCCTGCGCGTCGTGTCCGTGCCCGCGTTCGCGGCGACGACCGTGATCGTCGGCGACTCCCGCGCGGCGACGTTCCACGAGCTGCCGGGCGTCCCGATCCGCGCCGAGGCGATCGACATGGTCAAGGGCGGCGTGGATGGGGGCGTGTTCGGATACTGCGCCCTCGTCGTGCACGACGCCCGG